TCTTTAATCAAAGCAGGACCATTATTAAATACAATGAAATCAAACGATAGTCTATCAGTAGGGTTTAGATTAAAAGCATTTTTCAATCATTACATTAGAAACACACAAGGACATATGGGTAAGGTTAAAGTCTTGCAAGATATGTTTAGAGAATATTATGAACAAATTTTAAAAGCAGAAATTAGTGCTAGAAAAACTGAAAAAGGTAAACAAAAATATAGAGATATATTAGCAACAAATTTAAAATTTATAGATAGAAATAGAACAGCATTATATTTTGCTATTGCCTCTCACGTGAGTTTAGGAAACGCAAAGAATTTTTTAATACAAAAACTATCACAGATACAATCAATCGGACATTTTATTAGAACAGGTAATGGATATAGAGTAACTAATCCAGAAGGATTTGTTGCAGTAGATAGAAAAGCAGGTGCAGTTAAACTTGTAGATAGATTAGAATTTAGTAGAGCAAACTTTACGGTTGCAAAAGATTGGGTAAAAGGATAATGAAATCATTAAAACAATTTATAGAAGAAAAAGAAAATAAGAAATTAAATAAACCTTTTAGACTACCATCAGGAAGTAATAAAAAGTTTGGTGTATATGTTAAAAATGGTTCAGGTAAAGTAGTTAAGGTAACCTTTGGCGATCCTAATATGGAAATTAAAAGAGATAGTGATGAGAGAAGAGCGTCATTTAGAGCAAGACATAATTGTGATAACCCAGGACCTAAATGGAAAGCAAGATACTGGAGTTGTTATCAATGGCGATCAGGAAGTGATGTAGAGGATTAATGAAAAGTTTTAAAGATTATATATTTGAGGCATTAGGTAGAAAAAGAATCATTATGATTGGTGGACCTGGGTCAGGTAAATCTACTTACTCGGAAATTATAACAAAGAAACTTAACATACCACACATATATACTGGTGATATGATGAGAAAGTTAGCAAAGACTAACGACCAAGTAAAAGATTTATTAGCAAAAGGTAAATTTGCACCTACTGATATTGTTATTAATGCTGTATTAGATAGATTAGAAAAACCAGACGCACAAAAAGGTTATATCTTTGATGGTTTTCCTAGAAACATTGAACAGGCAAAAGCAATGGAAGAAAAAGGTATTAAATATGACTATGTTGTTTACCTTGATGTATCGGAAGAAGAAGTAATTAAAAGATTAACTGCTAGAGGTAGAGCAGATGATAAACCAGAAATTATAAAAACTAGATTAAAAGTATTTGAAAAAGAAACAGCACCACTTTTAGATTATTATAAAGATGAGTTAATAAGAATTAAAGCAGAGGGTAAACCTAAAGAAGAAATAGCACAGACTATTATGGATAAAACAAAATGAAGAAGACATTAGATTCAGTAAGACAATATATCAACGAAGGTGTTTATGATCCTGGTATATTTAAAGCATTCTTTTTAGCAGGTGGTCCTGGTTCAGGAAAATCTTTTGTAACTGCTAGTGCTTTTGCTGGCACAGGTTTAAAACTTGTCAATTCAGATGTTAAGTTTGAAAGAGATTTAAAAAAATTAGGTATGTCTATGAAAATGCCAGATGAAGAAGCATACTTTAGAGATATAATAAGATCAGACGCAAAGAAATTTGCTGGGAGACAATTAGATTCTTATCTTAAAGGAAGATTAGGTGTAATTATTGATAGTACAGGAAGAGATTATGGAGTTATATCCAGACAAGTTAATATGCTAAAACATATAGGGTATGATTGTTATATGGTATATGTAAATACAAGTTTAAATGTTGCGTTAGAAAGAAATAAAAGTAGAGAAAGAAGTATACCAGAATATATTACAAAGAAAAGTTGGCAAAAAGTACAATTAAATATGGGTGCATTTCAAAGAGTATTTGGTCCTTCTAAAATGTTAATTGTAGATAATAGTAGGGATGAAAAAGAATTAGTTACAAAAACTTTATCTACTGCTTCTCGTTTTATAAGAAGTAGATTAAGAACTAAACCAGAAAATCGTACAGCAATGGCGTGGATTAAAAGAGAACTAGAATTAAAGAAAAGAAAATGAGATTTAAAGAATACATAAAAACAATACCGATAAAAGAGGCAGTCATAGATATACCTAGACAAACATATGCCCCAGGTGTATTTGATGACGCAGATACAAAAAATCCTAAATTGAAACCTGAAATTATTGGTATGATAATGAAACAATTTACGGAGTTTAAAGAAGAATATCCTGTAATAAAATATTCTTTAATCGGTTCTATTCTTACAAAGAGATATAGAAATGACGCCGACTTGGACATCAATGTGTTGTTTGATATACCTGGCAGTAAAGAGTTTAAAGAAGAAGAAAGATTAAGATTATCTAAAAAGTTTTTATCTTCATCTAATCCAGATAACATACAAGGTAAATTGATACCTGGCACAAAACATCCTATTAATTATTTCTTTATTGCAACTAACGAAGTCTATGACGATCAACAGAAAAAAGCAGACGCTGCTTTTGACATAGGTAAAAATAAATTTATTAAACGACCTGAAGATTTTGTATTTGATCCTTCTGTATATATTAGAGATTTTGAAAGAAAAGTACAAGAGATAGATGTAATCAAAGGTGAATTAAAAAGAGATATAATAGACTATAATGAATTACAAGGGTTAACTCCAAATGATGTTTTAGATTTACAAGATAAGATTAAAGATAAACTAGATGAAATAGAATATGGTATAGAACTAATAATAAAAGTAGGCGATAAGGTAGACGCAGAAAGAAGAAAGGCGTTTGATACAGATATGTCGCCTGAAGAAATAAGACAATACGGAATTAAGAATAGATTACCTAAAGCAGTTATCTATAAGATGTTAGAAAAATATCACTACATTAAATTTTATAAAAAATGTAAAAAGATATTAGATGACGGCGTTGTAACTGATAAAGAAATAGATAGTTTAAAATCAGAAGCAGTTATAAGAAGACCAAGAAAAACAATTGCATTTACTTTTGGTAGATTTAATCCACCAACGGTAGGGCACCAAAAATTAATACAAAAAGTTGCTAGTGTTAGAGCAAATACTTTTAAAATATTTTTAAGTAGAAGTAATGATCCTAGAAAGAATCCATTATCTCCTAGAACAAAATTAGCACATATGAAAGCAATGTTTCCAAGATTTGCTAGAAACATTGAAATCAATTCAACTAATATGATTTTAGATATTGCAAGTAAATTATACAAACAAGGATATACTGAAATCTTTATGGTCGTAGGTAGTGATAGAGTAAGAGAATTTGAAACAATACTAAACAAATATAATGATATTAAGAGTAGGCACGGATATTATAATTTTGATAACATAAATGTGTTATCAGCAGGTGAAAGAGATCCAGACGCAGAAGGCGTATCAGGTATGTCAGCAAGTAAGATGAGGGATGCTGCTAGTAAAGATGATCTTTCAACTTTCAAAAAAGGATTGCCTGCAGGATATAGAAACGCACAAGATTTATTTAAAGATGTAAGAAAAGGAATGAGATTAGTAGCAAGTATGGAATATGATACTAACTACAAGTCAATTAAATCTTTACAAGAATTTGAACAGAATCAAATAAGAGACCTTTATATTAGAGAAATGATTTTTAATATAGGGGATAAAGTCAATCACATAAAAGAAAATATAGATGGAAAAGTGATTAGAAAGGGTACAAATTACATTGTACTAGAAGACAATAATAACAATTTACACAAGGCGTGGATATGGGATTGTTTACCTATATCTGCCGATAGAGAGGCACAAGTGAGAGAATATAATTTAGATGTAGATTATGGTTTTGAAGCCGTATCAGAAAAAAGAGAAGAAGAATCTGATAAAGTAAAAGAATCATATGATATTGGGCACGACTATGCTCAACACGCAGTTAAAGTAACCCCAGGACAAGACGGATATGACCCAAATTATGAGGGTGGTTCATATAAACCAGCAGTAGATGGTACTTCTGGTGAAAAAGTAGTGGAAAGACCAATAAGTACAGATATTTCTGTAAAAGATATAAATGATTGGTCAACTTCAAGTGAAACAATAGATAAATATAAGGAAAGATACAAAGAAGAATGGCAGAAAAAGTTATCTGAAGTTGTATCTAAAATGATAAAGAATCTATAATGGATAAAGAACTTGATAAGTTTTTAGATGATTTAGCAAACAATACACCAAACGCTGAGCAGTTTGATGAACAAGAAAAAGAAGATGACAAAGACGCTAAAAGAAGTTAGAGAAGATTTACAAGAGTCGGTTGCTACTCAATCTGACTTACAATATTTAAGAGCAAAGACTCATAATAATTCTCATTTTGAAGCAAGAAGATATGTTGCTAAGAAAATTTTAAAAGATACTAATTTGGCGGCTGCTTATACAGGACTAGAATTAATACACGACAGATATGGTAGACTAGTTGGTAATGACGCAGTTGTAATGAGGCAAAGATTAGAAAAATATTTAATGAGTGAGTTAAAAAGAAAAGTTAAAAATTGGGATAATGTTTATTCAGCATTATAAAAAAATATGACACACATAAGAACACTATTAGATCAGATGGCAGAAATTGATGAAGGCAGAATGAAAGATATTTTTACTGCTGACCAAGAAGGACAATCTGCTAAAGAAATTGCTAAAAGATTAAAGTTACCATTAAGTACGGTTAAGAAAATTTTAGGTGAAGAAGTTGAACTACAAGAATTTTCTAAAGCACAATTAGATATTTTAGCAAGACAATATTCAGACCTTAAAGGTAAAACAATTTCAATAGACCAGGCAAATAAATTAAGAAAAATTTTTGATAAAATACCTAATCATTTTTTAAATGATTTAAGAAAGAAACATATACCTTTCTTATCTGGTTTAGCATTATCTCGTATGATACAAAAAGGTATACCTGTTAGAGAGGCATTTGCTGTACAAGTTACTAAAACAGATGGTGGTAAATTTATACACGGCAGTTATAAAACTAAAGCAGAAGCAGAAAAAT